GCGCAGCATGATGTTGAACACGCGGGAGATCAGGTTGCCTAGAAATTCGCTCTGGCAACGTCCTGTCACCGGACCGAGCAAGCGCATCTTCTCGTTCTGCCTGGCCATGGCCACGGTAGCGGTCTCGTTCGGGTCGGCCTGAAACTCCAGCTTATCTAGGTAGAAAATGCTTTGGATGGCGTCCTGAAGCCGCACCAGAAGGGCGTCAACGTGGCTGAGATTCGACTGGATCGGCAGCTGCTCAATCTTGTCCGTCGAGCCGGGCCTGTAGTGCGAAAGACCGCCCGGACCAGAACGCACCGGGCCGAGGAAGCTATCATCCGGCACCATCAGCGGCGGGTCAGCCTGCTTTTCAACGGCCAGCAACTCGGACTCGGCCACGGCGTTCAGGACACGCACGAACGGAAGCGCTGTATGCGCAGGGCCACGCCCGTACATCTTCCCGCTCACAACGCTCCAGCGCCACACTAAGTAGGGCATTTCGTGAAAGCCCGACTCCTCAAGGAGGTGGTTGCTCTCGTGCTCGAAGTAGACCGACGCGAAGGGGAGATTCACGGCGGCTTTGACAGCGCGCTTGCTCACGTTCTCGCGCGGATATACGGCGTGACAGACCTCGATCGTGTCTTCAGGGTTCTTTTGGTAGTTCTCCGTCACCTTGCGCGAGCATTGCTTGCCCCAGGTGTCCCAAGCCTGCTGAAGCGTCATCTTGAACACGCGGTACACGTGCGCTAGGTTGCCGTTCTTGTCTCCGCCCAGGTACACCTCCCACAGGGGGATGGTGCGGAATATGAAGCGGTTATCAACAGCCGGGGCGGGGAACTTGATTGTGCGTCCGCCGTTGCGCTTCGGCTTCTTCGGGGCGGACCATGAGGGCTTGCCCTCTCCGTAATCGCTGGTGTTGTTCTGCTCTCCGGTGTTGATGTCCGGGCCGTCAAGGGCAACGAACATGATGCCTGTGCCCATGGTCGCCACGTCAAGGTACATCTCGCCAACGGCCTGCTGGAAGCCGCCAGAGTCGGAGTTGAAGAGCGCGAGCATTCTGTCTCGGCACTCCTCCAGCCACTCGCGCCCCTCGGAAAGCTCGTCAAGGTCCAGGTAGCGCACGAACAGGTTCATCCATGTCGTTGACGGATTGGTGATGAGTCCGCCCAACGAGGCCGCAAGCATTTCCGCAGACTGCGTGGGTACAGAGTTCCAGATGCGCGTGTCATCAGGCTTGCCCGTGTAGGTCTTGATGTCGGCCTTGCGCGGGGCAATATAGCGGCAAATGTCCGTCAGTTCAGGCTCAAACTCCTTGCGAGCCTGCTTCATGGACATCAAGCGCGCCGCGAGACGCGCAACGTCTACCGCTTCGCGCTTCGGGGCCATGCTACGCACCTCCCAGCGTGGACTTGAGGGTAAGCCCCGGCTTCTGGAGCTTCGCCTCCTCGGTCAGCCCTGTGCCCGTCAGGAGCGTCGTGACGGAGCCAGCCGCAGCACGACGACGGTCAACGCCAAGCTGTGCAGCATCGCCAGCGGCGAGCGCGGCGTCCTTCTTGCGCTTGGCCTCATCCGCTGCGAGTTCGGCAGCGGTCGGGCCAGGATCTACGGTCGGTACTTTAGGGGCTCCACCGCCTGTAATCATGTTCACGATTCCGCCCATGCGGTGCCTCCTAGTGTATTGCCCGCGCCTGGCGGGGTGTGTTGTCTCTCGGTCCACGAATCAGTTGACGCCCTTCGCCAGCACCAATCATCAAGTATTGTGCGGCCTCGCAGACGTGGGAAAACTTGCCCTTGTCCGGGGCGTCGTGGTAGCGCTCGTCTCCGCTCACCTGGATGCGTTTGTACTGATAGGCACCAGCCATGCCCTTGCGCAGCATGACGCAGCGCGGAGACACGACAAAGCCCGGCACACCGTCAATAATGCGGCCGCAGGCAACAGCCACGGACTCACGGCGCAATGTGAAGTCGTTGGTCGGTGCAGGTCGAGCGGGGATTCCGGCGGCCCGCAGGATGTCAAACGGTGTGCGTTCGTCCGTCTGCGCCCTTTGGCTGCCCGCAGGATCTCCGAATATCTCGAACGTGTGGCCCTGGTATTCGCCCTGGATTTTGCCTTTCAGCAGCTCGGCAAAGCGCACCTGGCCCATGTCATGCGTCACCAGTTCGTCAATCATCTGCCAGCCGCCGTTGGCCTTGCGCTGGCCGAACACGGCAGCGGGGGTCAGCCCGAAGTCAATGCCCACGTAGATCAGGCCCGGCAAGACGCGGGGGGCTTCTTCAAGCGCGTGCAACTTGTCCACATACTCGGGATAGACAGGCTTCCCATCCTGCACGAACCCATACTGAGCACAGTAGTAGACGCGGATATGCGCGGGGGCCTTGCCGCTCATGCGCTTGGTGTAGTAATCGCGCGGGATGCCATGAATCAGGATGTTTCCGGCCTCGTCCGTCACGCGCAGGTTTTCCGCGTTCGGGTTCGGCAGGAACTTCCCGTCAACCTCAATGAGCCCGCCCGGCTGGCGGAAGAACTCCCAGCCCTCGGGCCGATCCTCTTCCGCGAGGCGGTACCACCAGTGATCAGAGTCGGGCGGGTTGGTGTCCATGAACACGCCACACCAGGAGCAGTTGGCCGGGTAGCGCTCTACGCGGTCGCCCAGGGCTTCCACAAGCGTCAAGGGCACTTCCTTGGCCTCGTTCACCCAGGCCCCGGTCAGTTCAAGCGAAAGCAGCTTCTTGATGTCCTGGGGCTTGTCCAGGGCGCGGAACAGCACCTCGCAGTCAACGGTGGTCCCGTCCTCAAGGTCAAAGCGGATATGGTGTTCCATCGCGGTGTGGTTGAACGGGCCGAATTGCCCTTCGTCCACCCAGAAAAGCCACGTCTTGACTGTCGTGTCGGAAAGCTCGCGGTAGGTATTGCGCACCACGGCAAAACGTGTGCGGCGCAAGCCGTCCTTGTCTGGCTTCTGCTCCCCGGCGCGGGTGATGATCTCAATACAGCAGCCAGAGGACTTGCCGGATCCGACGGGGCCAAGCAGCCCGCGATAGAGCGCACTAGAGGCGTGGAAGCGCTCCAGGGTGGCCGTGGGGTTGTATACGCGCGCTTCGGCGTCCATGCTACCCGCCCCTGCGCAGGTTGATGACGAGCGGGCTCTTCACGTCGCCGGAGTGCTCGATCTTGTCCTTGAACATGCCCAGGCAGCGCGCCACGCTGTCGAGCGCGCCCTTCTTGTCCGCGAACTTGATCTTGCGCACCATGGCGAACTGTGGCTTGCCGTTCTCGTCCTCGCTCATTTTCTCGACGGTCACGTCCATGGCCCCGAGCGCTGCGGCGACATCGGCGGGCAGCTTGTGCACGTCGATCAGGTTGCCGTGCTCATCGAAGAAGCGGCGGGGATCGAGGAAGGCTAGCTTGGCGTACTCCGCAAGCACCATGTCTTGCGTGATGCCGGTGCGTTCCGACCGCTTGGCGATCCCCGCCTGCACGGCCTTCTGCACGTCCTCGCGGGCGATCCAGCGACAGCCCATGACGTTTGCCGCCTTGCCACGCGCCTTGCCACCGGAGCGCACGTAGGCCTCGGTGGCGTTCAGGTCGACGAGGTATTCCTCGACGAAGCGGGCATATTTTGCGGCGAGGGCCATGTGCTACTTCTCCCTCTCTGCCTTGCACGTGGCCTTGATGGACGCGATGTCGCGGTCATGCTCGCGCACCTTTTCTTCCAACCCCATCGCGCGCCAATCCTCCCAGGTCATGCAGTCGCGTTGGCGCTCGTCCAGTTTGTCGAAGCGGGCGGTCAGGGCCGCCACAAGGCTCTTGATCTCCGTGAAGCCGTCTCGCACGCTGTCCAGGATGCCCTTGCGCTCCTGGCGGTACTGCCAGCCGATGATCCCCAAAAGGACCAAGATGACGGCCCCGGCGACGGACAGCATCGCGCCCTCGCTCATTTTGTCGCCACGCCCTTGGTCTTATCCCAGGAGCGCAGCCCGCCCATGCCGAGCATCCCAAACATGAGCTCCCACAAGGCACTATCCAGCCCCGGTGGGGGCGGGAGTGTCGGCCACCACACGCCAAGCGCCCACAGCCAAAACGGGCGCACAAGGTACTGGAAGGCGAGCGCAGCAGCGCATATCCACAGGATGGCAGGCCTTGCCCCGGCCACGAAAAGAGAGCCGTGCTGCGCTTCGGCTTTGTTGATGTCGCGCTGGTCGGATTCGGCCTTGGCGGCTATCGCCAGCATCTCGCGCTGGTACTCTTCAGCGGCCTTGGCGCGGGCGTTGGGGTCGGGAATGAGGTCGATGAGCTTCTGCGCCGCCGCGCCGATGACGGGGAGAAAGTCGAGCAGGCCCATGCTACACCTCCTCCACTTCAAGCGTGAACGGCTCGCCGTCCAGGGCGACCATGAGCTTGGCGAGCGCCACGCGGGACTGCATAATGCGCGGCTCGTGTTCGGCGCGCTCCATGCCCACGAGGATGCAGCCTTCGGTGTCTTCGGGCGAGTTGCCCGCGTGGATGAGGATCTGGGAGCGGCCCGGAACGTCAAGCAGCTCGGGGAGGTCGCGCCGGAAACGCGGAGAGGGCTGGATAGCCCCTTGATACGTCCCGACGGGGATGCACGACACGCTGCGCTGGTTGTTCAGCCAGGGGCGCTCCAGGGTGCGGCAAAGGTACACGCCGTCAACATAAAGGCGGCCCTGGGTGGCCCATTCATCGCGCTTGTCGCGTGTGAGTTTTAACGATTTCGGCATCCGATTCCCCCCGCAGGTGTAGGGCTGGCCGGGTTGCCGTGTGGTGCGCCGCAGGCGGAAGGAAAACCCGCAACACCCACCGTGACGCATCACCGGCCCAGGCCCGTTTGCGGGGGATTATACGGGGGCTATGAGATTACGGGCAATGGGGCGGGCTCTATGGGTAGAGTCTTGTCGTCGAGGTACAGGCCGACGTCGAGCGTTACGAGCATCTTTCCATCGCGTCCGCAGTCTTTGCAGCGCACCAGACACTCACGCATGAGCAGACCAGTGCGATCATCGGACAGCAGCGCTCCAGAGTTGCGGACCTTGATTGCGCCGCCACAGGATGGGCAGGGGATCGGGTTCTGCGGCATCAGCCCTCCCTTTCGATGAGCTTCGAAAACGGGTTGTTCTCTTCGGTGACGCGAAACGTGTAGCGGAACAGCATTTCGTCTCCCTTGCGCCAGGTCTCGACCAACTGCCCGGTGCTCAGGTTGCCGCACGTGCGCTCCTGCGCGTGCTTCTGGAAGCGGCGCACCTCTTGGGCCGTGACGGTGGCGCTCATTCTTCTACCGTCCTGACGGTTATATTCTGGTGCCTTCGAATCTGCCCTGTGGCCCGGTTGTCGCGGACAACGCGGAATTGGACGCGGCCATTCTCAACCCGAAAGTCTATTTTGTGCACCAGCCCGCAGTCGCAGCAGGCCATCTTGTAGCCATGCTCAACGGGCTGCACCCACTCTCCGGGTTTGGGCTTTGTGTACGCGCTCATCTCACCCCCGGCATGGTCTTGTCCTCATCCAGCAGCCTCACAAACCGCAGCGCGCTTGCCGCAACGTGCAGCAGCTCCATGCGCAGGGCGGCGCGATTGACGGGCTTATTCCACACCTCGGCCCACGCCTCTTGCTCCTCGCGGCGGATGACAGCGGCGGCGTGCTGGATCGTCGGGAAATGGCCGTGCAGGGCGTCGGCGCGGGCGACCTCGGCAACGGCTTCCTGGGCGATGGTGGAAATGCTCACGCTGCCACCTCCATCCCACCGGCCCAGGGCCGCACCTCGATCTCCCAGCGCGGCTGCGCGCTATAGAACTTGCCCGTCCCAGGCAGGTATCCCACCACCAGCTTGTCATCCTTCCACACGCCCATCTGCGTGAGCACGTCCTTGACCTGCTTCACCAGGTTGTCGAGGTCGGGCTTTGTGGTGGGGCGGATGCACCCGCGCGCCGCCTGCTCCAGCCACTTCTTTGGCTTCGACTTGGGCAGCGGCATGTAAGCCCGGACTCCGAGCAGGAGCGGGCCACAGAACTGCGCCTCGGGCATGTGCTGGGCAATGTGCGCCATCAGCGCATTCTCGCGCGTGGCTTGCTTCTTGTCCTTGTGCATAGCCGCGTGGTTGCCGCGCACGAAAGCCCTGGGGCGCATCTGGCCGGTTGGCTCGACGGGGATGGTGATGGTCCAGTTCATATTGCCCCCTGATGCTTCGGGCTGTCCGGATCGTCGAGATCCGGGTCCACCGGGTAGATGTCGCGCAGAAGCGGGGATTCTTCGGCGTCCAGCAGATGCTCTTCAGCCTCGGTGCTGGCCTGGTCCTGCGGGCATTCGCATTCCCCGTCGCCCCAGACTTGGCGGCAGGCGCAATGGTGCGGGTGTCCCTGGGCCTCAAGGGCTGCGATGGCCTGGGCATCTTCCTCCGGGTCAAGCTGCGCCTCCAGGGTTTCGGCCAGGGCCTCGGACACGTTGCCCATGACCTCCTGGGCCGTCTGCACTTCCTGCATGGCCATCATGGGGTGCGGAGTCTTCGGCGCGTCATAGGCGCAGCCGGTGCATTCTGGAGTCTGCGGGCAGCCAGGCGCAGCCGGACAGACCTTGACCTTCTCCCGCTGCCACGTGACTTCCTCGCACTTCGGGCAGCGCGCGCCATCGCGCCTGAATGAAACGGTTGGCCGGGTGAAGCGGTGGCCGTTTGGGCAGATGAGGTGCACGCTCATATCGGGCACTCGTCCATCAGGCTTGGCGTCGGTTCCGGTAGTTCGACGCGCTGCGGCAGGGCCTTCAGGTGCTTCGCCGGGCGGAACACCGGGTAGGCGCGCGCCGGAACGTCGGCCTGGCCTCTGCTGGTCATGTGTGTCCGTGCCTTGTAGTTCTTCGTGCGGAATGTCCCGAGGCCCATCAGGTGCACGCGCTGCCCGTCGATCAGGGCGCTTGCGATCATGTCAACGCCCTCGCGCAACAGGCTGAACGCCATGCGCTCACTCACGCCGTAGTTGGCGCTCAACGTCCTGGCCAGCGTGCCGACCGTCACGGCCTTTGCGTGGTATCCTCTTCCGCTCATGGGAATCCCTCCTGGTTAACGCCGGTTAGCGAGCTAGGCGGCGCTTGTACGCTTGAGTCTGTCCACAAGGCGCAGCACGTTCCCTGCTGTTGGCGATGCGTCCAGCCCGCGCCTTTCACCCTCGCCAGCCTGTGCAATCGCCAGGGCCTTCTGCATGTCACCAACCAAGGCCACCTCAACCTTGCGTTCGTACAGCCCGGACCCGTTCACGATCTCGGAGCGCCCGGACAGGTGCCCGGCCAGCGTGACACCTTGGCGGGAGTATGCGCCGTATGCTTTGACGAAATCCTTGGCCACCCATTTTTCGTTTTCCCCGGTCAGTTCCTCGCAGAGCTTCACCCAGCCGCCGAAACTGTGCTCAATGACCGCCTGGGTTGTCGCGTTGTCGAAGGCCACGCTGCGGTACCCGCCAAGCTCCTTAACCGCCCTGACGACCTTGGCGGCTTCGACTGCTGCAATGTCGTCAACGCTTCCGCCCCCGAGGTGCTCAAGGAACTCGGCAACGGTCGGCATCTGGCGATACTTGCGGGTGTTGAGCAGGGACATGCAGGCGGCGCGCACAGCTTCGATGGAGTGCTCTCGCAGAGCCTCAAAACGCAAAGCCAAGCCGGGCTTGGAAAGCTGCGCACCAAAATTCTCGGCCAGCCCGGTCATGAGGGCTGCGAACTCGCTCTTGTCCAGATCGTTCATTACTGCACTCCCTCCGAAAGCCACGCTTGGGCGGCGCGGGTGTTTGCGTCTGTAAGCGTTGAGCCGGTGCTCGGCCCGTGGTTCTGGTAGTACCCGTTCAGGATTTTGGCGAAGTTCTTCGGGCCAATGATCCAAAGCAGTCCAGGGCATTGCCAATCTTTAGCGCGCCCCATCAGGAAGTCTGAGGCGGCGATGGAAGAGAACAGCTCACGCCAGAAGTCCACGGTCTGATTTTCAGGCCTTTCGTTCCACCGTGCCTGCAAGGTCTTCTTGGCCGGCAGGCCGAAAGACTGAACCACTGGGAGCTGTGGAAGCAGTTCGTGGTACGCGGCTATGATCTCGACGTGCGGACAAGGGGTGCGCTTTTTGGCGCGTGCGGGTGTTGCCCCGGAGGGGGAACACGACACGTCTCTGTCTTCAGAGACGTATTGCCTTTCTTTCTTTTCATTCTTCTCATTCTTGTTCGTGTCGGTCTGCTGTCGGTTTGTTGTATTGTTTGCTGCCTTGTCTGCTGTATCGTCTGCCGTTACGATTTCCTGGTATTGTTCGTAATTCAATATGGTTACGATGCTTATTTTGTTGTCTCGTTTGCATAGCACCATTTTGTCACTTTCAAGCTCACGCATAAAACGGCGGACTTTGTCTCTGGACCAGTGCCAACGTGTCGCAAGCGTGACTTCTGAATGCCCGACCTGCCCACGCAAAACTTCGATGCGAATGCCACGAACGCGAATTGTTCCTGGCCTGTGGTTGGCAAGCATGATCAGATCCACCCACGCCTGACCTCGTGTGAACTTCTCCGCGAGCCACATTGGATGTTCTGAAAGCGAACGGTGCGTCTTTACCCAGCCCTCAGCCATCGCTATGCCCCCACTCCCAAGCTGGCCTGGCGCGTCTTGGGAGTGATGCCCCGTCGCTTGAGTTCGGCCTCAAGACGCTCGTGCAGGGTCTGCAGCCGATATTTGAGCGCATCCCGTTCAAGCGTCAGGGCCTCTACACGGCGCTCAAGATTCTGGCGGCGGTGCTGCTCCAGCTCAAAGCGGCGCTTGTAGTCCGTGGGGGGCCTGAGCGAGTCCTGCGAGATGCGTGTGCTCATGCGACCCTCTTTCTTCCAACGGCTTTTCGTTGGTAGATCACCGCGCCGACCTTGGCGAGCAGCTCTGGGCCGAATCCCTTGCGCTCGCCGTCGGCAACGCGCTTGATGTATTGCCAACGCTTCAGGCCGATTTTGGCAGCAAGCTCCTTCGGCCCTGTCCCCGTCCGCACGAAATAGTTTTGAAGGTCTTCTTTGATGTTCATGGGCGATATTTGCCACAGAGCGGCGGGGAGGTCAAGCCCATCGTGGGCAAATCTTTTTTGCACCATCTTACCCAAAGTGGGTTGACATCGTTCCCCGCTCATGGCAAAAGGGGCTCACGACGCGACCGGATCAGCCCCCGCAAGCGCATCGGGAACCGGGCCTGAACTGGCCCCCCGACAGGCAGCGGGACAGGGTGCGATGGCC